CCAGATGCACAAACGGTTTCACTTGCCTTTACTTGTGTGACCACACCTGTTTTGACAATTAGCTAGAAAAGGAGATCGGGAGCATGAAGTTACCAATTACAATTGAATTCACCAATGGCGATAGAGAAACCTATACAGCTTTACCGCCTGAGTGGATGAAATGGGAACAGAAAACCGGAAACACGATTCAGAGTGTGTCAGAGAAAATGGGCATCGCTGATTTATTGTTTTTGGCCTATCACGCAATGAAACGCGAGGCAGCCGGCAAAGCTGTCAAGCCTTTTGAAGTGTGGTGTGAATCTGTTACTGACATTGACATGGGAGAAACCGCAAACCCAAAAGTTACGGATCCGGATCAATAAACCGGACGATTTGGGAGTTAGCGATTGCAACCGGATTGTCAAGATCAGAGTTTGAGACAGCTGAGGATGTTTTAACCGCGATTGAGATTCTAAGGATAAAAAATGGCAACTGAGAGCATCACCTACGACAAGGCTCAATTGCGTGGGATTCTTGGTGCTTTTAAAGGCATGGATGCCGAAGCTGTTGCCGAAGCCAAAAATGTGTCAAATGGTCTGGCCACTTATGTGCAAGGCAAAATCATCTCGGCAGCTGGCAGCCGTCCAAATGAGGCAGCATCGAGGATCGCTCAAGGCTCGCGCGTAAGTAAGTCATCAAAGATTGGTGAGCTGTCATTTGGCTTTGTATCCCAAAAATTTAGCGGTGGTGGCACAACCCAGATGCTTTGGGGCGGCTTTGAGTTTGGGTCAAATAAATTTAAGCAATTTCCGGTGTGGTCTGGCCGTGAAGGCCGCGGGTCGCGTGGATACTTTATTTATCCAACATTGAGAGCTGAGCAGCCGCACATTATCAATGAATGGGAAAATGCATTTACAAAGATTTTGAAGGAGTGGTGACATGGCCGTAGGAGGATCGCGCACGCTCAAACTCTCCATTTTGGCAGACAATGACAACCTTAAAAAGAATCTCAACAGCGGCTCAAATGAGGTTGAAGGTTTTGGATCAAAGCTCGGTGGATTTGCCAAAAAAGCCGGTTTGGCTTTTGCCGCAGCTGGAGCAGCTGCCGCCGCTTATGCCGGCAAATTGCTCATTGATGGCGTTAAATCTGCCATCGAGGATGAAGCAGCTCAGGCCAAATTGGCTACGACATTGCAAAATGTTACAGGCGCGACAAATGCCCAAATTGCGGCCACAGAGAGCTACATAACCCAGACAGCTTTAGCCAACGGAATCACGGATGATGTTTTGAGGCCATCGCTAGACCGATTGATCAGAAGTACAAAAGATGTCACCGAGGCACAAAGATTGCAACAGCTGGCATTAGACATTGCAGCTGGCACAGGTAAAGATTTGGGAGCTGTAACAGAGGCATTAGCAAAAGCCTATGACGGCAATTTTGGAGCGTTGAAAAAACTTGGCGTGCCGCTTGATGAAAACATTTTAAAGACAAAAGACTTTGATGCAGCTGCCGCCGCATTAGCTGCCACATTTGCAGGTCAGGCATCAACACAGGCCGACACATTTGCCGGCAAAATGGCACGGCTCAATGTGGCATTTGATGAAGCCAAAGAAACCGTTGGATCGTATGTGCTGGATGCCATCACACCATTGCTCAGCGCGTTTGTGGATAAAGGCGTGCCAGCAATCTCCAAATTTGCCGATGGTTTGGGCAAAACATTGGGGCCAGCATTTGCACAAATTTTCACATTTATTCGCGATGAGCTGTTGCCGGTATTGGTCAAATGGTGGAAGTTTCTGTATGAGGAAGTGATCCCGGCAATTGGCAGCATTGTTGGGCCAGTTCTTGAAGGTTTGCGAGATGCATTTTTTAAGATCAAAAAAGTAATTTCAGACAACTCAGAGGAATTGCAGCCATTTTTTGATTTACTTAAAAAGATTTGGGAATTTACCAAAACCTATCTTGCACCATTTTTGGGCACAGTTTTCAAAGCATCACTTGATGGCATTGCTACAGCTGTCTCAATTCTAGTCACCGGCTTTTCTAGTCTGGTCAGCTTTATCACCGCTGCCTATAACATGATCAAAAAATTTGTTGAATTTATCGGCAACAACCCAATTGTCAAAGGTATCTCAGGAGCCATTGACAGCGTGTTTGGCGGCGGTAAAGCTGCCGGTGGGCCTGTTAGATCAGGTACCTCATACCTTGTCGGAGAGCGTGGCCCAGAGCTATTTACGCCATCAGGCAGCGGCATGATCACACCCAACAATCGTTTGGGCGGTGGCAACACCACAATCAATCTCAATGTCACCGGTGCAATTGATCCAGAAGGCACGGCACGCACAATCATCGATGTGTTAAACAATAGTTTCTATCGCGGTACAGGCGGCGCAAATAGTCTGCAATTCTCAGGATGAGCGTATTCAATCCCGTTTGGCGCGTGACCATTGGCGGCGTGCAATACCAAACGGCTATTCTGGCAAATCTGACAATCACAAGCGGTCGCACAAACATCTATGAACAGGCACAAGCTGGTTATGTCAATCTTGAGCTGATCAACCTTGACCAATCAAATGTGGCAATTGAGATCAACAATTCGCTAACCATTGAGGTGCAAGATTCCACAGCTACATTTGTGCCGATCTTTGGCGGCTCGGTTGTTGAGGTCGGCATTTCCGTGGCCGAGGTTGGATCGGTTGCCTACGCACAGCGCATCAAAATTATTGCTTTGGGTGCATTGTCTAGATTACCAAAAGCCTTAACCGATGGTGTTTTATCACAAGATTTTGATGGCGATCAGATTTTAACTATTTTGAGCAATCTTTTGGTGAATTCATGGAATGAAGTACCGGCAGCTTTACAATGGCAAACTTACGAGCCGACAACACAATGGCAAAATGCAGAAAATAACGGAGTCGGTGAGATCGACACACCAGGAAACTATGAGCTGGCACAGCGGTCATCTAGTCGAACCGATGTGTATTCATTGGTTGCAGCTTTGGCCACATCAGGATTGGGCTACATTTATGAATCCCCAACGGGCCAAATCGGGTATGCCGATTCAACTCATCGATCAACTTATCTGGCAACAAACGGCTATGTTGATTTGACAGCCAATCACGCAATTGCGCCGGGTTTGAGTATTCAACAGCGTGCCGGTGATGTGCGAAACGACATAACCATCAAATACGGCCAAAACAGCACTAGCGAAACCAGCGCAAATGATCCAGATAGCATTGCCGTTTTTGGGCAATTGTCACAAATTTTTACAACAACAATCAAACATTTGGCCGATGCCAATGATCAAGCTGATTTTTATTTGGCTTTGAGATCGTATCCACAGTTTAATTTTAACGACTTCACATTTGAGCTGACAAACCCAGAATTAGACGATGTTGATCGGGATGCCTTAATTAACATTTTCATGGGCATGCCTACAAGGATCACGGATTTGCCGTTAAACATGTCTGCCGGCACTTATTTGGGCTTTGTTGAAGGTTGGACATGGCGTGCCGCCTACAACAGCGTTTCTGTCACGGCTATCATTTCTCCATTGTCATTCAGCTTGCAAGCCATGCAATGGCAGGATGTACCAATAGCAGAATCATGGAACACAATCAGCGGCAGCCTAGTTTGGGCTGATGCGTTAGTCGTAGCATAAGGAGGAAACATGAGCAATCCAACAACACCATTTGGCTGGCAAATGCCAACGGCAACAGATTTAGTAACCGATCTGCCAGCTGATTTTGAGGTGTTTGGTCAAGCTGTAGCAACATCGATGGGCGATTTATTAGGTGGCACAACCGGGCAAATTCTTGCAAAGAATTCAAACACGGACATGGATTTTGTTTGGGTAGCAAATGATCAAGGTGACATCACAGCCGTAACAGCTGGCACAGGCATTTCAGGCGGTGGCACATCTGGAGCTGTAACAATCACAAACTCAATGGCAACGGCCATTGATGCCAAAGGCGATTTGGTTGTCGGTACAGGTGCCGATGCATTTAGCCGTTTAGCCGTTGGTGCCACAAATGGGATGGTTTTGACAGTAGATAGTGCCGAGGCAACCGGCTTAAAGTACGCAACCCCAACAGCACCGCCAACAATTAAAACAGTTCGAAAGTCATCAGATCAGACAGTTACATCAAGCACCACATTGGTCAATGATTCACAATTATTGTTTGCCGTGGCAGCTAATGAAACATACATTTTTCAAGCATGGTTATACACATTTGCAGCCGATGGCACGCCAGACATCAAAGTGACATTTACCGGGCCAGCCGGATCAACAGTTTTTTGGTCATCAAGCCAGGTGATTTTTAATGCCGCAGGTTCAACGACTTTGACAGTAGTAGCACCCGGAGCAACAACAGCCGATTTGTTTGTTGATTCAAACTTACGCGCAATTCAGCTGTATGGCACTATTCTTAATGGCGGCACAGCTGGCAATTTACAGTTCCAATTTGCACAAAACACAAGCAGCGCAAACGGCACATCCGTCAAAGCTGGATCATCTATTTTTGGAATTAAGGTGTGACATGAGCAGAATTACAACAACCAACAAAATCAACATTGACCAATTAAGCCATGAGTCAAAGATTGACATGAACATTGTGTCTGATCCAGATGGCACAACAACAATTGAATCGTCCGTAAAGCAAGATGTTTTAGAGTCTTTTGTTGCAGCTCATCAAGCCGATGACAAATGGATCAATCCAACGCCACCAAAAGCCGAGCCAACAATTGCTGACAAATTAGCCGGCATTGGGCTTTCAATTGACGATTTGAAAGCTGCATTGGGTGTCTAGTTTTCCACAAGGCACATTGTCGCGTTTGATCGAGGTTGCATTGGCCGAGGTTGGCACGGCCGAAACGGGCAAC